TTTCTTTATTTTAATATAACTCATTTAGGAGAAACTCAATGGCTGAAAGAATAGTAAGTCCTGGTGTATTTACGCAAGAACGAGACTTATCATTTCTTCCACAAGGTGTAGCGGATATAGGAGCGGCAATTATTGGCCCTACCTCTAAAGGTCCTGCTTTCACACCTACAATACTTAGAAATTATTCTGAGTTCGAAGAAGTGTTTGGTGGTCTCGATAAGCGTTTTTATACGCCATATACTGTACAACAATATTTACGTTCCGCTGGTTCGGTAACGGTCGTGAGGGTTTTAGGACTAGGTGGATATGTACCTGATATAATTACATTATCAAGTAGAATTAGTGGGTCAACTACAGATCACGCATTAGCTGTTTTAGCACCATCACGTGGTGGAACAAACGGAACTGCTGACTTGACACCATCTACAGGTAGTGGAACTTTTACTAATTACACTTTAGTAGTTAGTGGAAGTGGTATCACAACTTATACAAAAACGATTTCGTTTAGTACAGGTAGTGCAAATTATATTGGAGATGTCCTTAGTACAGACCCTCAGATATCAGATGATGGAGCAGGTACAACAATACCAGTTTATCTTTACAAAAACTTTAAGGGAATCCAACATTCCACAGGTTCAGGTGCTTGGCAATCGCCAGTTACATCATCAACAGGAACACTTGCTTTAAATTCAGGTGTAACTACTTTTGATGCAAATGGAAATGCTGACACATGGACAGGTAACAAAGATTATAGTGTAGCTAGAACACCATACTTACAATCTCAATTGGTAGCTGGTTCAAGATATAACTTATTCAGAGTATATACTCGTTCACATGGAACAGTTATGAGTAAGACATATAAAGCTAATATTTTAAATGTAAAAGCAGCATCTGCAATAGCAGGTAGCGATTATGGTTCTTTCTCTTTACAGGTTAGACACCACGCACCAAATAAAACAAAAGATAATCAGATAGTAGAACAATTTGATAATTTAACATTCGATCCAATGGCACCAAACTATTTCGCTAAAATGGTTGGTGATAGATTTGTTGAAATCGATTCAAATGGTAAGTTGACATATAAAGGTGATTATCCAAACATGAGTAAACATATTCGTGTTGGTGATTACAACAATTTAGAAAATATGCCAAAAACAGTTGTTCCTATGGGTCATGGCGCAGTAAATATTCCTGTGGCTAGTGCACCAAGTGCTTCTTTTGTTCACACACAACAGAATACTAATGGTGATTTCGATTCAAACATATATTATGGTTTTGATTACGATATGGATAAACGTCCTGATAATGGTGAATATTTAGCACCCATTTATTCAGCAGCCGCTACAACTGGTAATGTTTCTATGTCTCTTGAGAATATGTTAGGACACGCTGACGCAAGTGCATTAGCATCCACATATTCAGACGCTACAGAAAAGATTACATTATCACTTTCAGCTATTGGTCAGAGAAAGTATACAATACCTTTCCAATGGGGATTTGATGGTGATAATCCTGGTAATCCAAAACTCACAGGTAATGACATAACTGCAGCTAACACACAAGGATTTGATATCTCAAGTGCTACAGCAAGTGGTTCAGTAGCTTACAAACGAGCAATTAATGCTATAAGTAATCCTGATGAATTTGACATTAACTTGTTAGTAACACCTGGTGTGATACACAGATTACATCCAAAAGTAACTAATCATGCTATTCTTAAAATAGAAGCAAGAGCAGACGCTTTTTATGTGTTGGATGCAGCTGCATACGGAGATTCTATTGCTACAGTAACAAATACTGTAAGTGCTTTAGATACAAACTATGCAGGAACATATTACCCCTGGGTTAAGATAGTTGATGGAGACACAAACAGACCAGTTTGGGTCCCACCTTCAGTTGTATTACCTGGCGTAATCGCATTTACTGATAAAGTAGCTCACGAATGGTTCGCACCAGCAGGTTTGAATCGTGGTGGTTTGACTACGGTATTAGAAGCAAAATCAAGATTAACACACGCTGAAAGAGACGATCTCTACGAAGACAGAGTTAATCCAATTGCTTCATTCCCAGGTCAAGGTGTTGTAGTTTTCGGACAGAAAACATTACAATCTAAACCATCAGCATTAGATAGAATCAATGTTCGTAGATTGTTGATTGCATTGAAGAAATTCATCGCATCATCTTCAAGATACTTAGTATTCGAACAGAATACAGTAGCTACACGAAATAGATTCTTGAATATTGTTAATCCTTACCTTGAAAGTGTACAATCCAATAGTGGTTTAAGTTCATTTAAAGTAGTAATGGATTCCACTAACAATACTCCTGATGTTGTAGATAGAAATAGATTAGTTGGACAGATATTTATTCAACCTACAAGAACTGCAGAGTTCATTGTGTTGGATTTTGTTGTTCAACCTACAGGAGCATCGTTCCCTGAGTAAGTTTAACTTATAACATAACGCTGTCTTATTACGAAAAGCCCTACGAAAGTGGGGTTTTTCTTTACATATAAAACTTCTATAAAACTAATAAAAACAAAGTATCTTGATATTACTTATTTTTTTATTTTATGATATTTATATAGGAAGATAGAAAATGCTTTTAAATGGAGACAAATAATGCCTGATATTCTCGATACCAACGAAATATTCTTTACACCATTTGAACCGAAAACAAAAAATCGGTTTATTATGTACATAGAGGGTATTCCATCATATTTAATTAAAGCGGCTGCAAGACCACAAATTCAATTCGAAGAAATGGTTTTAGACCACATTAACGTCAAGAGACACCTTAAAGGTAAGGGAACGTGGCAACCAGTTGATATAACACTATACGATCCAATCGTTCCAAGTGGTGCACAAGCAGTAATGGAATGGGTTCGTTTAGGACATGAATCTGTAACAGGTAGAGATGGATATGCAGATTTTTATAAAAAAGATGTTACATTCAATATGCTAGGGCCAGTTGGTGATATAGTAGAAGAGTGGACATTAAAGGGTGCTTTTATAACAACCGCAAATTTTGGTGAAATGTCTTTCGACTCAAATGAGCCAGCAGACATCACCCTAACACTACAGTACGATTACGCAATATTACAATTCTAATCAAAACGGAGAATAAAAATGACTGAATGGATAGCAGCAAATTGGGAATATGTTTTAGTTGGTATTTACGCAATAGAAAAAATCGTAAAACTTACACCGACAAAATATGACGATATTCTTTTTGATATGATTCTTAAACCAATCAAAGAGAAATTCGCACCAAAATAAATTGTAATTTCAATAATTACTAATATAGTTATAATAAACAGGTTTTAAATCAAAATGATAATAATCAGAGGAAACGCTTATGGCAGAATATAAGTTCCCAACGGAAGTAGTTAATCTTCCGTCTAAGGGAAAGTTGTATCCAAAAAACCACCCATTATCAAAGGGTGAAGTTGAACTAAAATACATGACAGCAAAAGAAGAAGATATTCTTACTTCTATAAATCTAATACGTAAAGGTATCGTAATAGATAAAGTTATTGAATCACTTGTAATAGATAAAAAAATTAAAGTTGATGATCTATTGATAGGTGATAAGAATGCTTTAATGATATCTGCAAGAATACTTGGATATGGTAAAGAATATGATGTAAAAGCAACTTGTGCAGAATGTAATGTAACAGGTGATTTAAAAGTTGATTGTACTTTATTGAAAGATATAGAAGTTGCAGATGATGTAAAAGAAAATAAGTTTTCTATGAAATTACCAACTACTAAAGTAGAGATAGAATTTAAACTATTAAATAGTGCTGAAGAAAAATTGGTAGAAAAAGATGTAGAAGCTATGAAGAAAATTCAACCAGATATCGATTACACAAACTCTTTCAGATTTAAAAGAATGATTGTTTCAGTAGATGGAGAAACTACAATATCAGTTATTAATGATTTTGTTGATAATAAGTTTTTAGCAATTGATTCTCTTGAATTTAGAAGGCATCTCAATAAAATTACCCCTGGAGTGGATATGAATTATGAATATACCTGCTCAAGTTGTGATCACATCCAGGAGGTGATGGTCCCATTGGGGACAGGGTTTTTTTGGCCTAACGCATTATAATAAACTTCGAGTCCACGAAGAAATATTTACATTATTAAATTACGGTAAAGGTGGTTACACTTTTAACGAAGTGTATGCTATGCCCGTACACCTCAGAAAATACTATCTAAAAAGATTAGCTAAAGAGTATGATAACATCGCTAAAGAGCGAAAAAAGATATACGATCAAGCTAATGCCAAAAGACGATAAAATACTGTTTTCTGATATTTATTTATAACTAAATCCCATATAAAATAATTCAAACGGAGTTGAAACTATGTCTAACAAATTAAATGAAGGTATCGTTAATTGGATACTACAAAAAACAATCGGTTTGGTAGCTGGTGGAGATTATCGTAAAGCAGTAAAAGCATTTAAGGGTGATAAGGAACTCCAAAAAAATCTGGCTCAGATGGGTAAAGCTCAAGCAAATATGGAAAAAAGACTTAAAGTAAAAATGAAAGATCCAAAATTTGCAAAACAATACAACAAATACGACAAACTCTTTAAATAATAAAAAAAGGTATTTTCATGCCTGAGGCAACTGCAGAACAACAACGAAAGTTAAATGAGCAATTACATATAACTCGAAATTTGCTCAAAGATATAGCTAAAGGATATAATAACGTAGTCTCATCAACTCGCCCTGTCCTTGATGGAAGTAAGGAAATGCTTAAAGAAGCTCAAGCTTCATTTGATATAGCAAGTCAAAAAGAAGGTTTAACAAAAAAAGAAGCACAACAATTAAAATATACTGGTGATAGGTTACAAATGATCGAAGAAACCTATAAGCATATTACTGATAATGTTGATGGTATAATTGCAGGTACAGCTGAAGCAGATCCTTTTAATTTAGAGGGTCAAGAGGATATGATTAAGAACGGCTTGGGTGCGATGACCGATGAAATCAAGGATTCATACGATTATGCAGTAAGGTTAGGTAAGGTTTTAAGTGATCCAAAAACAGGTAAAGTTTTTGGTACAATAGATAAAGGTGCTGATAAACTTGAAAGTATGATTTCATCAATGCCAGGTGGTAGTTTTTTATCTGATCAATTTAACATTGGTGGTGGGATAAAAGAAGCTGCTGGGCAAATGAAAGGTAATTTCTTAAAAAATGTTTCAAAGGGTCAAAGTGGTTTTAAAGGTTTGCTTAAAGGAACAAAACTTTTAAAAATAGGATTGATAGGTGCGGCATTAGCAGTAGCCTCATTTGCGATGGAAACAAATAAAGTCCAAAAAGATTTAGGTGTTTCTTACGCAGAATCTGCAAAAATATTAGGAACAGCTAAAGCAATTACAGCTGCTAACAAACTCAATGGAATGACTCAAGAAGAGACATTGGGTATTATGAAGAGTATAGCTTCAGAGTTTGGTAGTTATAGTGATGCAACCGCTGCGGCTACATTACAAGCTAGTAACTTGGTAGCAAACTATGGAATGGGTGCAGATAGTGTTGGAATATTAGCAAGAAATATGCAAGCAGTTGGTGAAGGTAGTCTTGATTCAGCATTAAATTCAATTGAGTTACAAGCTAATATGGCAAGAGCAGCAGATGTTCCTGTCGGTGAGGTGATGAATGATGTAGCAAAGAATACAGAACTTTTTGCAAAATTTGGTAAAGATGGTGGTGGAAATATAACAGCAGCTGCAATAGCAGCTAAGAAGTTAGGTTTAGAATTATCTAACGTAGCTTCAATAGCAGATAGTCTATTGAACTTTGAAGACTCTATACAGAGCCAAATGGAAGCTGAGGTTTTATTAGGTAAAGAATTAAATCTTGAAAAAGCAAGAGAAATGGTATTTAATAATGACATAGCAGGCGCTATGAGTGAAATAAGTAATATAATGTCTGCACAAGAATTTGAATCTTTGGATGCAATTACGAGAGCATCAGTAGCCAAATCTGTTGGATTAGATGTAGCAGCTTTTGGTAAAGCTGTTAGTGGTAATAAAGGTGGTGGAATAACATCAAGTATGAGAACTGGCGGAGCACCAGGAGGTGGTGGCGCCACATCCGAAGTAGAAAATCAGACAAAGGCTTTAGTAGAAAGTAATCAACAAG